CCAAACCATAACATTTCTCTAATCTTATTTGCTAACTTATCATCATTAAGTGTAATCATTCCACCATCACCAATCGGTAATGTCTTTACTGCCTGAAATGACCATACTGCTACATCACCTTTTAATCCAGCTCCCTCTGTATAACAACTATGTGCCGCATCTTCTATGATATACCCACCGAATACTTTTCGTATCTCATCAATGGGTGCTGGAATACCAGCATTATTTACTGCCACACAAACTTCTGAATTTGGTTTCTTCCATTTCTCTACTTCTTCTGCGGTTATATTTAAATTTACTCTATCCACATCTACTATATTAGACGTACAATCATTCCACAATGGTATTTCTGCAGTTGCTATAAATGACATTGTTGGATTAATAACATCGACTCCCTTAAATCCCATTGCTTTCATTACTAAATCTTGTCCATGAGAATTACTTGTAACTGCTATTGCGTGTTTGACTCCAACCATTTCTGCAAACTTTTCTTCGAACTCTTGAACTTTGGGGCCCTTTCCCCACCATCCACTTAATATAACTTCTCTTATTGCCTGAACGTCTGATTCATCTCCACAAGGTCCTAATACTTTTAATGGTTCTTCTCTAATTTTCATTTAACAGTTCCTTTTCACTAATATATACCTTCCAATCTAACACTGTTCTTAATATACTCTCATCTATTTTAAAATCCGACATATAAACTCCTCCAGTATGGTTATGGAATAAATTATATATTGGTGAACAAAAAATTTCACCATTTAGTTCTATTGGCCAACCACCGCCTCTACAAGACATACCTTTATTATATCTCCAAGTTTTATATTTTTCTATTGAAGTTAAACTAAGACTATCATATTTAACACAATCATGTATACCATCATATGAAAGAACTTTATAACCAAGTTTTATAAAATTAGCAGTAAATGGTATTTCACCATCAATTACATGATTCCAAACTATATCAGATGTCGTTGTTATTACTTCGCCATTATCGTCTAACAATATATTATCTGCATCATCTGCTGCGGCCAATGACCCAAATTTTTCATAATGTTCTTCAATATACTTTTTATGAATTAATGATATTCCATCATGTGCATGAGTAGTTTCTAATAAATCTTCTCTGTCATACATAGCAGTTCCAGTACCAATTAATGCTAATACAGCACAATTTTGTTTTTCCATCTTTTCTATATATCTTAAAAGTGATTCACTATAATAATTCTTGGCTAATATAACATGATCGTCTGGAATAAACATAAAATAATCATATTTATCTTTAAACTTTTCATAACCATACCTATATCCTGCAAAGTTTTTTCCTTTATTTTCCCTATGAAAGCAATAAACTTTACCACATTTAGTTTCTGTACCATGAATGGAATCTAGCCAACTATTTCCTTCTTCATATCCAACAGTATTATTAATAATAATAGTATCGTATGAAATCCCGGCATCTAAGTTTTTCTCTATATCAACTAAAAACTTTAAATTTTTTAACGCAGATTCGCCGGTTGGTATATCTTGTCCATGTCCGGACCATCCAATTTCATGTAGCCTCCGATGTCTCGGTCCAAAATATGTAGTTAATATTTTACAACATCTCATTTTTTATCCCATCATATTTCAAATCAACCAACATCTGATAATGTTCTTCTTTTGTTTTTGTTGATAATCCACACCATTCCATTACTTCATTAAAATAATCAACATCCTTGTTCATTTTATCAAAATCACATTTTCTATTATTACACTCTAAATCATCTCCAATTTCAGTAAATAATTCATAATTGTATTGTTCCATTTTTTCAAATCTTTCACCTTCAATGCTTCTATTTTTCATTTGACCTGATTTCTTCTTATCTACAACCAACACTTTAATATTAGGAAACAATGATACAAAATATTTTATCCATATCATATTAAAAGGTTTTTTAAATCCCCAAATTAAATCTAACAAATTATCACCCCAAAATATAGGTAACAATTTTAAAAATTCTTTCTTAAATAATTTTAATTTATCTGAATCCATTTCCCCATCCTTGCCCGAACTCAACCATTTTTGAGCAACATCAGAATCAAGTAAATTATATAAATCCATTAAATCATTATAAGATTTATCTCCAACAAGTTGTCTTACAAAATAATATTGCAACATTGATATAGATGTAGACTCAAAAGTTTTTCTGTCTTCAAACCTACACACATCATTTCCAATAAATAAACCACAATATTGCATCATTTTTGCCATATAAGAAGTTCCACCACCAGGAGATCCACAAATTAATACTGGAGAATCACTTATACTTTTATAAATCGTTTCACCATCAAATTTAAACTTGTCTTCTGAAAACCTATTTTGTAATTCAGAAATATGTGGTGTCTTATAAGTTATTTTTTTTATTAATTGATCATTTTTTAATATGTAAATATCCACATCACCGAACTTATCATCATTTTCTAATTCAGGTCTATCTAAATTTGTATGAGTCCAGCAATTTGATGATATAGAATCAGAAAAATGAAAATATCGTCTAAATTTATTGACAAAAGTTACTCTATAAAGTTCATCTACAGGATTAGTATTTCTTATATCTGCTTTAATCCAAAGTCTTTGTTTATCTACATCCCAAGAATCTGTTAATATCAAAATTTCAGTTTCACTTAATTTATAAATTTTTTCTGAAAGTAAAAAATTATTCATTTTATTCATTCTCTATATTCCATAAAGTTGTTGGCCGCAAAAGAATCAAATTTCATTTTAGATAAATCTGTTTTTTTAAGTATTTTATTATTGGCCATTAAAACAATACTATCTATCTCTTCAAAATCACCAATTGTTATTATACTCCATTTACTTGATGTTAATTCACCTATATTAATTATTTTTAAATTATTTATAATAATATTTATATTCAAAGTTTTAAGTGATTTATTATTCCAACATATATAATTAACTTTATTAGCCCGATTATCCCAAAATGGTGCAGCCCATAGATATTTCAAATTACTTTCTATGTTACCCGAAAGTCCATATTCATTTCCACCATTTGTAAGTAAACTTATATCTCTCAAAAATAATTTTTCATTTTTATTTAAAATTTTATAAAGAGCACCCTCAAAATGTTTCTCCCAACTATTTTTTAATTCATCTAATATCTTTTTTTCATTATAAATTAATAAATCATCATCCAACTTTTTAATATTTATTGTTAATACTGTAGGATCAGCCCATTTTGATTTCCCCTTATAATATCCAACAGCATCATATTTATTTAATAGTTTCGAATTCTCATATAACTCTGAAAAATCTTTTAAACTTGTATCATACTCTATCCAATGTGCCTTTTCATACTTCATTGTATTAGATAATCCCAATGCACCTATTAATAATCTAAATACAGCAAGTGTATAATTATTTTCCCCACCACATAAATTTGAATGAATTATTTCTTTGGAAGCTTCTCCACCTGGTCTAAACCACGATCTATCTATCAAACTAACATCATGAATAATATGATTGTTTCTATCGTAAAAAACAAAATCTATTTTTTTATAAAAATATTCTGGTAAAATCGAATGAGTAGCAATCATTATATCAAAATCATTTCTAATTTTTTGTAATTGATTTATTAAGTTATCTAACAATTCTATTCGTTCTTCATCTGGACAATAAGCCCCTACTATTATTATATCTTTCATTCTATTTCATAATTTCCTTCGTTTTTTATTTCATTAATGTCATTTGAAGTCCATTCTTTTTTATAAAACCAATCCCATTCTCTTGTATATTCATTATATAAATTTACTTCTACCCTATATGTATTCTCATCTTCTATCTCAGGTAATTGATGCCAATATGATTGATTATGGTTACTTAATGAGATTTTATTTTCTAAAGAAAGTTTATCATTAATAAAAAATAATATATGAAAATTATTATCTATATCACTAAACATAGAATTATTAAATGTCTGATTTTTATTATTTCTATCCCAGTGGTTAATGAGAACAAGCATTGGCTTTAATCCACTCTTTTCCTTTTCAGATAATAATACAGCTCCCAATAAATGAAAATTTTTAACTTTTGGATTTATATTTTTAGAATACATTGGTGATGAATGTACTTGATTTATAACAGAATTAGGAAATTTATTTTTATATGGTTTTTTTTCATCTCTAATAGTCAAAATATATTTATCTTTAACATCTTTTAAACAATTAAATAAATGATATTCTAATCCATATTCCCATATAGTTTTAGAAAAATCAATATTTTCTAAAAGAAAATCTACTTCACCAAACCAAAATTCTCCATTAACTGAATCTATCTCTTTATTATTTTTTGTATACTGATAAGATTCAAACCAAGCCTTTTTATTACTATTCAAAGTTTCATCATAAATATCACAAAAACTATGTAAATCTTTTGGATTAATTATAGTATCACTCTCTAAATAAAAAACATATTTCTTATTAGCTGACTTGGCCAGATGAAGTGAATGCTTGATAGAACTAAAAACTGCAGGACAATGTGCATATACACTTTTTAAATAATTATTTAAAGTTATCTTTATAGGATGATAATACCACCACCATTTTTCATAATTACTTTTTTCAAATAATTTATTATTCTTATCATACACATAATAACTTACTAAATTTTGAACTGTAGTTGATATAGGATAATGAGATACTAAACATATATCTACATCCAATAAACTTAAATTTAATATACAATCATGAAGTAATTTATTCTGTTCTATTGTTTCTGCCCATGTATTTATAACAACAATGGATTCTTCTTTAAATTTAGTATTCATATCCTTGTTTTCTTTTCCCAAAACTTAATAAAATTATCAATACTTTTATCATCTTCCTTTTCCATTTCTTTTAAATGATCAGGAACTAAATCAATAGTTTTATTTGCCCATTCTATATCTTCAATACCAAACGCACAACCATACTTTCTATGTGGATGTTTTAATTTATATTCTTCTGGAGTCATATTTTTCCACTCTGTATGTTCAACTGCATTATACAAAATAGTTTTACATCCACACAAACCAGGTAAATAAGTCATTGCCGTATGTTTATCAAAGGTTATTAAATATTCGTATTCATTCAACTTTTCTCGTAAATATGAAATTCCACCTCGTTCTATCCAATCTGATATATCTTCTGAATTAAATGACTTCAAGATAGATTCGAAATCTTTTGGAGTATACTTATGTAATACATGACAAAATCCCTTTCTCCTACCATTATTTGTTTTATAAAGATTTTCAAAATTATAATGAATAGCCTTTAAATGTTGAGTAGGTCTATCTGTTTTCCATGTACTAAAATTAAAATATGCATCATTTTCATTTTCTATCCAAGGATGATTTAAATCATCACTTAAAAACCATCTAGCATTAAATTTTGTCGCGAGTGGTTGACCGGGCTGTATTTCTGGATATACCGATATAGTTTCATTAAGTGGAAATTGTAACCTTTCACTTAAAAACCACATTTCACCATCATCACTATATGTTGATGTTATAAAAGAAATATTTACTCTTTATCCTGCCAGGTATTTCCAAGAAAACGAAATAGATATTTCAGATTTGTTTGATGATAAGAATGGATTAAAAAGATTACAAGGATTAAAAGAAAATAATTTTGAAAACAAAAATACTAATGAATCTTTTAAAGAGATATTAGAAAAATTAAATTTAGAAAATGAAGAAGAAGCAGAGTTTGTTATAACACTTGCATGGGCTAAAAGAATTATGGGAGATAACTTTGTTTCAAATGGCGGAAGAATTAAAGATGTTAACTTAGATAAAATAAAAGAAGTTATTGATGGAACAAGAATAGGAACAAAAGAAGATGCTCAAGAATTAAGAAAGTTAATTGATGCTTATAAAGATTCCGTATCAGAAACAGGAAGAACTAGGCAAGCAGAATTACAATCTCAAATAGATGAGTTGGGTCAAATGAGAGAAGCTTTTGATTACGAAGATGAAAGAAGCTTTGGTTTGTTAAGTCAAATGAATGAGTTACAAGCACGATACGATGAGATTAATAGATTGCAATTTATATACAAGAGATATGGTAGTAACAAAAGATTAGATTTTATAGATGAAGATTTCTTAACAGGATTAAAATATAAAAAAGATGGATTTGATGCTGAGTATAATAGTAATGTATTTGCAAAAGAACAAGCAGACTTACTTAATATAGAAGGTGTTGATGAATTGTCAATAGTACAAATAGAAGATCAACTTAATTCTTATAATGAATTTATAGATGGGGCTTTAATAAAAAGCAGACAAAAAATTAATTGGGATGCTGATCCTGAAAGACTTAATAAAGCATTAGGCAAACTTGAAACTAGACAATACGAAACATTGGTTGGAAGAACTGAAACATTTATTAATAAGAAGGGACAAAAAGAAACAAGAAAGATTCCTGGTGTTGAAGAAATAATATTAAACCAGGAAATCAGAGCTAAGAAAAACTTAGATGATGTTATATTTTTAGACCAACCTGAATTAGATGAGTTAATTTTTAGAACTGCTAAAGATGCTGAACAAGGAGCTCACGAAACTCTTTTAAAAATGAGAAGAGATTTTGATGCTATTTTTGAACAAGTAAATCCTGGTGAAATGAGCAAGTGGTGGACAGGAGTAAATGCTATTCAAAGAATGGTAGCTTTAGGTTTTGATGCTTCTATATTTATGATTCAGTTATTTCCTGTAATGATGAACCACCCAAGAATAATGCCTAAAGTATTTAAAGGATATTTTAATGCTCTGCTAAGAACATGGAGAGATCCTGATGCAGGAAAACAAATGATGCTTCAGTATAGAAATATGCCTGAAAACCAAGCAATACTCAGAAAGTATGGTAGATGGTTATTAATGTCTGAAGACAATGAAGTGTTTGATTTGCTAGCTACAGGAAAGATGGGAGAAGTTTTTCAACAACAAGTACAGGATCCAGGTAGGGTGGGAGATGTTGCAAGAGCAGGACAAAGATTTGGAGGAGGATTTAAAAATGCTTTTGATCATGTACTTGATATAGCAGGAATAGAAATAGCAAAAGCAATGGATGTAGTAGTAGATGGTGCTACTCCTGAAATGATAGATAAGCAAGTTAAAGCTGTTGCAGATTATGCAAACGGAATGAGAGGATTATTTAGTTCACAAGCAGCAGGAGTTAGTGCTGTACAAAGATATAAAGAAGCACAATGGATGTTGGCTGCAAGATACAGAAGAGCAGTAGCTTCTCTTTATGCTATGGCTTTAAGCGATGATCCTACAAGAAGTTTACTTGCACAAAAAGCTATGGTTAACTTAACTACAGGAACTATAATGGCATCTATAGTATTACAAATGATGGGCTCATATATAGACGGAGATAACGAAGACGAAACATTTGATAAGGTAACAAATCTTATAGATCCTACAAGTGGAGGATTTTTAATGTTTCAAGCAGGAGGACAAAGTGTAGGTATCGGATCCAAGTTTGTTTCTGATTCTAAGTTTATAGGTAAAGCTCTTACCTTTATGTGGAAAAAAGGATCAGGAGATGATGTAAAAGAATGGCAAGATTTTTTAAGTATGGAAAGAACAAACCCTGGATTACAATGGGTCAGAGCTCAAATGGCTTATGCTCCTACCACAGCTTGGGGAATATTTTCAGGAAAAGATTATATAGGGGAGCCTGTATTTAGACCAGGAGAAAGTAACTTTGATTCAATTACTAACTTTGTTCAACCTTTAAGTGAAGCTGCAATTCCTATATGGATGTCTTCTACTTTCTTTGAAGGAGGTGGTAGAGATAATGATTGGGCAGGACAAACATTAAGAGGATTTTCAGAATTATATGGAATGAGAACTCACCCACAAAGTACTAGTGAAATATTAAGGCTAGCTTCTTATGATTATATGGATATGCCTTTTGATGAAATGGAACCTTTTCAAAAAGATTTGTTAAGACATATGTTAACAGATGACTTAACAAAACTTCAGGAAGAACAAGTTAAACAAGGAGCAAATGATTTTGCACTTTACTTTAATAATATAAAAAGAATAGAAGAAGAATATCAGCAAGGATTAATCGCATTAACTCAATTATATCCTGCCACTAAAGAAGGAAATAGAAATATGTATACTGCTTATAGAGGATTAAAAAGTGGTATGAGAGGACAAAAAACAGAAAGAGGATATGATATAGAGTTTGAAGATGAAAGCTTAAAAGATAGTAATCCTAACAAGAGAGCATTAGCACAATATTGGGCACTATATGAAAAAGCTACAATCCCTGGTACTCAAGCATTAGATTGGGATTTATGGCAAAATGAATATGATAAACTTATGCAAACATTTACTTTAGAACAACAAGTTACTGTAGCTAGAAATTCCCATGATCTTCCTATGCCTGCTGTATTTATGCAAAGATTAGCACAAATAGGAAAAAAAGAATACAGAAGAATTGTAATAGCACAAAAGTTAAGAGAAGATTATTGGAGATCTATGGGCAGAGATGATTTAGCAGACAAGATGAGAAGCTATCATCTTATGTTAGAGGATTGACGAATATAATTTATTTTGGTATTTTTATATAAGGAGGAAAAATGGTAAACGAAAATGAAAATACACAACCTGAATTAAATATGGTGTCTGAAGAGAGTGCAGCTCCCGTAGCTGAACCTGCAGTAGAACCTGCAATAGAACCTGCGGTAGAACCTGCGGTAGAAACACAGGCAGAACCTGGGGAGTCTACTGAAGCAGCACCTGTTACAGAAGCATCACCTGAAACATCTATTGAGTCTGTAAATAGTTATCCGTCAACTGTAGAACCTACAGTTGGTGCAGATGCAATGAAAGACCAACTTGCTGAATCGCAAAAAAGAATTAGCGAATTAGAGCAACACAATCTTGTTAATCAAGCACAACAAGAAGCTTCACAATATCAGCAGACATTGATGAGTCAAGGGTATAGTCCACAACAAGCACAACAAGCTGCTCAAAATTGGATGAATACACGAACACAACAAATGCAAACAGAACAAAATTATCAACAACAAATTCAATTTAAAGAAGGGCAATATAAAGCATCCTTACATTATGGTAAACAATTTAATGTAGATCCTGAAGTACTATTGAAGTACCAAACCCCTCAAGAAATGGAAACAGCAGCAAAGCATATGTCTGAAGTCAGATCATTGAAAGAAGAAAATGCTAGATTAAAGAAAGGCACAGTACCTGCACAAAAGTTTGACAGCAATACTGCACCTGCTAATGCTAGTTCTAGTGAGGAAAGATTATTGGATCTTTACAATTCAGGAGTTCGTAATCCTGAAACTGAGGCAGCAGCTCGAAGAGCAGCAGGCCTTGGATAAATTTATAAACCTTAATTAAATAAGGAGTAGTCGTAATGGCACAGACAGCGACAACAGGTAATTTAGAGAATGCGAGTAAGATAATTATCGCAGCAGCTAGATATACTGAAGAACACAATGCCCCTGCTATGGCTTTGATTGAGCAATTTAGTTTGCCAAAAGGAGCTAAACAGGTAACAGTACCTAAAGTAGGGCAAATGACCGTATCTGATTTAACAGATGGTCAAGACATTGTTGACGAAGAAGAAATCGGAATGACAACCGTTGATCTTACTGCAAGTGAAGTAGGAGCAAAGGTTATCTTAACTGATAAACTTGTTCGTGAACAACAAAACAATGTATTCACAATAATTGGTAAACAGTTAGGTGATGCAATGGCAAGAAAGAAAGATACAGATGTTCATTCATTGTATGGTTCTTTAAATGGTGGTACCACTCTTGGTGCTGCAACCAAATATATGAAAGCAAGTAACATACAGGGAGCAATCACTTATGCAAAAGCTAATAAATTTGGTAGTCAAATTTACATTTTACATCATCCAAACTCAGTAGCTTATCTTTCTAAAGAAGCTACAACAGTTGCTTCATCAGGCTCAGCAGAACTATCAAGTGGTTGGTCTGCAGATCTTTTGAAAGACTTCTGGAGTGGACTAAGACCTATGAATGGTGTGTCAATATTTGAAGATGGTAACTTATCAGTTGATTCTTCAGATGATGCAACAGGTGTTATTGCTGACAAGTCAGCTATGGCAGTTCTTAAGTCTGTAGACACTAGAACAGAGAGGCAGAGAGATGCAAGTTTGAGAGCCACAGAGGTGGTTATTACTTCAGACTATGGTGTCTTTGAGTTAGATGATTCTAGAGGTGCAGGACTTATATTTGATGCTGCAGCTTTAGCAACTAACGGCTAATAAATATGGAGGTATCAATTGGTTAATCATTATTATGGACACAAAGGCAAAGAAACTAGAAACACTATTAATAAACAAAGGAAAAGTATGGGCATAGATTCATTTGATGGATTACTTCCTGATTGGCAGGGTAAAACAACATACTATAATCATATTCCTAAATTTAATGTGGAAGGAGAATTGCAAAAACCTTGTGGTTCGGAATATCCAAATCAACCAAGCGATGCAGCCACACAGCAAAGACGAGGAGCTATAGGTTTATTTCCTATAGCATGGGATAACAAATGCAGACTTGAAGCCAAAGGTGACAAGTGTGTATGTAAACCTAAACAAGAAAAAGTAAAGGAAGAGGTAAAGGTAGAGAAGAAATCCTCTATCTAACCTCTTCTTCTTTAGTATGAGTGTGATCTTTGACCGAGCTCATACGACTTTTTATTAATCGGTTAAAGACGAGGTGTATAAGAAACTCGTAAAATTAAATAGGAGGAAAGATTATGTCTTTTCCAAATACAATCCACGGAAAATATGGGTGGGAAAAAGTACAGACTTCAGGTCAAAAGCACAAGCTAGGTACTAGAATGACTTTTGATGATGGAAGAGTATTTAGATACTGTGAAGTAGGTGGCTCTAATATAGCAGCAGGTGCTATAGTACAGGCTCCTGCAGGTATAGCTAACCATGATATGGACTTAGCTATTGCTACTGCAGCAGCAGGTGTCACATCATTAACAGTAACTCTTGGAGGAACTGCAGCAACTGAAAATCAATACAAAGATGGTTACATCTATGTAAATGATGGTACAGGTGAAGGTTCAATTTACAAGATTAAATCTAATGAAGCAGGAGATTCTAGTGGCACTTGTGTCATTACTCTTGATGAAGAAGATGGTACTGTAACTGCTGTTACTAATGGTAATACTTTAGTAGGTTTAGCAGTAAACCCGTATAGCAATGTTATTATTTCCCCAACAACTGTATCTAACATAGCAGTAGGAGTAGCTCCTAGAGCTTTAACTTCTGACTACTATGGATGGTTACAAACATGGGGGCCTGCATCAGTTCTTTGTAATGCAGCAGGTACAATAGGAGAGGCTGTAAGAGTTGGTGGTGCATCAACTGCAGGTGGCTTTGAAGACTTAGACAGAGATGGTTCAGGTGAAAACGAACAAGAAATTGGACATCAGATGTTGATAGCTTCAGTTGCTACAGACTATGCATTAATTGACTTAAACATAGCTCCGTAATAATTATGCAAGTCGTAGGATCAGAAACTTACGATAGAAGATTAATACTACCTGTAGGTGTTACCCTTATAGGTGAATACGGAACAGGTAGTATTAAATCCTTATCATTTAGTTTCTATGACACAGTTACAGAAAGAAGATCGGTATTACATAATGTACCTTTTACCCCTAGTGATCCTTATTCACACAATGCTATCGAAACTATGATAGGAGAAGCACATGAAACATGGCTTGTAAATGTAAGAGAACAAGGTAAAAAGAAATTAATAACCAGGGATGAAAGGAAAGAAGCAGGAAAAATACTAGATGAAATAAGAATAAATAAAGAAAAAAGAAACGAAAGTACTACGGGAAAAATATATTTTGGAGGAACAAAAATTGATAGAAAAAAACTTAACAGAAAATTTAAACGGAAAGCAAGGGCAAATCGATGATAATGTAGTTGTACTACAAAGTGACATAGCAGAAGCTATGAACGAAGATCCTTTGTTAAGACTTAAGGTTATAAACAAAGCTCTAGTTCGTGAGAATAAAAATTTAAAAGAACAGATTAAAATTATGGGCGAAGCTCAAGTTAACAAAGCAAAGAAGGAGAAAAAAAATGCCACCAATGGGTAAAGGTACATACGGAAGTAAAAGAGGGCGACCACCTAAAAAGAAAAAAGCTATGAAAAGAAAGAAGAAATAAATTATGGCAATAACACAAAATAAAACATTAGAAGATTTAAGAAAAGCAGTAGGCAGAAACCTAGGCAAGATGGTAACAGGCACTACTACTGCAACAGGTACTAATACTACTGCCCGTGACACAAAACTATTTGGAGGAGATGATGAATATAATGGAAGTTATATTCGACTTACTTCAGGAACTTACGATGGAACTACACATAGAATAACAGATTATACAGCTTCTACAGGTACTATGACATTTGCTCAAATGGGTGGTACAGTTGCTAGTAGTGTAACTTATGAATTATGGGAAAATGGATTTGACCCTGATGTTATAGATGAATATATTAATCAATCTATGTGGGAAATAACAGGAAGAGTTTATGATCCTGTAGAAAATCTTGGCTTACATACAGATAGAATAAATGCCAGGTGGGAAATTCCTAGTGGAATAGAAATGATACAAGATATTTATTACAGAGATAAATTTACTGTGAAAGAATTACACAATTGTAATACAGCATTTGATGAATCAGTTGATTCTGATTTTACTATAACAGCAAATACAGAAGAGTATAAAACAGGATCTGCTTCTAATAAAATAGTAATTGCAGATGGTGCTTCAGCAGGAGATACTGCTTCAGATACTATTACTACAGTTAATTTAGAAAAATATGATTACATAGAATTTTGGATTAAGTCTACAGTTGCTACATCAGCAGGTAATTTGAAACTACATTTAGTAGATGCAGGTGGAATTGAAGAATCATTAGATGTACCTGCATTAACAGCAGATACCTGGAAATATTGTAGAGTTGCATTAAGTAATCCTGAAGATAACACAGCTATTACTCAAATAAGATTTGAATATGATTCTGATTTAGGAGCTTGTGTAGTTTATTTAGATGACATTAAAGCAGTTAAAAATGATACTGCAACATGGGAAAAATTACCAAGAGATACTTGGAGAATAGATAAAGAAGGTACATTACAAGGAGCTAGTACTGCTGACTTAGTATTGTCAGATAGAGGTAGGGCATTGGCTTCTTATAGATTACTTAAAATAGTAGGTGGAGATAAGCCTGCTGAATTAAGTTCAGACTCAGATACTACAGAAGTTCCCGAAAGATTTGTAACAGCATATGCTACAGCTTTAGCAGCACAAGCAGGATCTATAAGACAAGAATTAGATACAGATGGTATGAGAACACTTGCAGGATTTTGGCATAACAAAGCAGCAGAAGCTAGAAATGCTATGCCATTTCTTACTAATGTAAGAATGGTGAGATAATGGCCAATAAGGTTATTAAGAAAAATGAAGTGTTTCTTAATGGAAATTATTATCCAATAACTAGACCTGTGCAAACGGTACTTGCCTCCATTTACCCTGCAAAGGTTGTTATTGGCGATACCACTCGTGATTCGCAAGCCAGAGCTAGTGTAATATCTTGGTCTGACTTCAGGGGTGGTATAGGTGTAGAGAGAATGGAAGGAGCTACAGATGTAGATCGTTCTTGGTTCAGTACCTGTAGCCTTCGCTACAAAAGGCACCTAGTATTACCTGCGAAAAGTACTTCAGTAAGTAACTCAGATGCTTCAGGAGAAACTTTAGATGTTTTGCAAGAGTTTAATGGTAATTTGTATGGAATATGGTCAAACCAAAAAGTATACAAATACAATGCAGGATCAGATTCATTTAGTTCTGCATTAGATACCTTGCCTAGTAGAGCAACAGATGCTATAGAAGTAAGAATAGGAGGCACATTGTATCTAGTTATAGCTCACACAGGAGGATATACTTATACTTCTGATGCTAGTAGTTTTACCGATGATACAGCAGATACAAAGTTTCTTGCATTTTGGAATGACAAATTATGGGGAATAAGTAATACAGGACAATTATGGTATGCCTCATCATTAGGTTCTGAAACAAATGATGCTAAGTTACCCTTACCTGATGGCCATGTAACTGATTTATTTG